GTTTGAGATGCCTCCGATCTTAGACTTGATTCGTCAGGTGTATGCTAAGACCACGTTCGTTACTAACAAAGAAGCAGAACAGATTAAGCGTAATGTGAATAAGTCTATTCGCGAAGGTTATCCTATGACAAATGAGGATTTCCTGGGCAATGAGTCACTAATGCACCTGTACGGGTTGATGATAATTTTGAAAGAAGAGTTGATGTATCAGTGCCGCAATGTAGGTCCTAGGGCATTCATCGGGCAGGATGAAGTCTCCGGAGAGGGTTATGTCTACTCCACAGAGTTAGGTACATATAAGTTGGTTGATCGTCGTCGCTTCAGTGTTGCTAACTTCAACAATACTAAGTTCACAACAGTGTAAGGATTAGCAGTCGTTCGTTAATACAGCAGTCCCCCCGTTTAAGGGGGGGCGTTTATAAAATCGCATGACTCCCCTAACCTACAAAGGTTTCCAAGAGCACGATAAAAATTCAAGAGATATAAAAATTTTTTTCGCTATATAAAATCAAGTGTAGGGTTCGCGTATATGCAAAAAAATTCCGAGAAAATTTTTAGTGAAATAGAGGTCGATCCTGTAACTGGAGATTATCACATCACAGTGCCAGAGATAATCTTAAACGAAATGCAATGGTACGAAGGCACCAAAATAAGGTGGTTGGTGGACGGTAATGAGATTATTCTGACAGAAGAAAAGGATTCTTGACAACCGCTATATAATGTTGTATGATTCGAAAGTAAAATCGTTATTCTTATGGCAAAAGGATTTACTGTAAAGGCAAAATCGCCGGTTAAAAAAGCAGCACAAGAGTGGGACTACGACAAGGCAAAAGAAATGGTAAGGGGCAAGGCAATTGTCTTCTGTTTGCCAGGTCGCGGAGTTTCATATACGTACTTGAAGAATTTTGTACAACTTTGCTTTGACTTAGTGCAGTCAGGAGCAAGTATCCAGATCTCGCAGGATTATTCCTCCATGGTAAACTTTGCAAGATGCAAGTGCCTTGGTGCTAATGTACTGCGTGGTCCGGATCAGCTGCCATGGGACGGAAAATTGAAATATGATTATCAGTTGTGGATTGACAGCGATATTGTTTTTAATACTGAAAAGTTCTGGCAATTGATTCTCATGGATCAAGACATTGCATCTGGATGGTATGCAACAGAGGACGGCAGAACGACCTCAGTGGCACACTGGATGGACGAGGACGACTTCCGCAACAATGGTGGAGTCATGAACCATGAAACAGTTGAAAGCATCTCCAAGCGCAAATCTCCATTCACCGTAGACTATGCCGGATTTGGGTGGTTGCTCATTAAGCACGGAGTCTGGGAGAATAAGGAGATGAAGTATCCTTGGTTTGCTCCGAAGATGCAGGTCTTCGAAAGTGGCGAAGTGCAGGACATGTGTGGTGAGGATGTCTCATTCTGCCTTGATGCAAAAGAGGCAGGTTACGAAATCTGGTGTGATCCTCGTGTTCGCGTCGGTCACGAAAAGACACGGGTTATTTGACAATGACACGTCAAGAATTTCACAGAATTCTTGTGAATGGGAAAATTCTTTATGATCGTTTAGGCATGACAGAATTTTTCGATAGAATGGATGACCTTGCAATTGAATATTATCAAACAGGTCATCCAGATCCAGGTAGCATTACAACTGAAATTATTACAGAGGACTAGTACATTATGGCAGTAAGATCAAAAGTCGGACTCAATGGTGAGCAAAACATTCAATCGACTCCGAAAAAAACTCGTCAAGGTAAAGGCAAGCACACGAAGTATGCCGCAACATCGCGTAACTCGGCTCGTAAGAGGTATCGCGGACAGGGACGTTGAGAATGAAAGGTGGTAAATAATTGAAGTTGCACCATAGCAATGTTTTGTAGAATTAAATTAAAAGATACAAACTATCAGGAGGTTTCTAACTATAAACTTCTTGATAGTTCTTTTTATGGCGAATGCTTTGAGATTTATCGTAAGTATTGTGAATATAAAGAGTTTGATAGTGTTATACCAATCTTTCGCGAAGAATTTGAGCAGAATAATTGTGACATAATTGGATATTATGATGGCGATAAACTTGTTGCATTTTCATTAGTATATCGTTTTGATAGTGTGAATTCTGTTTTTGCCGATCAATTTGCCTGGGACTATAAGAACCCCAAATTGTATATTGGTAAAAAATCACTTAAGAACGAATGTGCCATATATAAAAAACTTGGATATGATTATTTTTATCTGGGAGAAGATTCTGATTATAAATCAGAATTGGACGGTTATGAAGTATCACAATTTTTTAAAGAATGGCAAAATTAATTGCAAACCTACCAACTAAAAAAGTATGGGTAAGGAGAGAGTATCTTCGTGATTTTCAAGATGGGCATGGAGAATACGTAGAAGGAATTTGGGTCAGTGCAAAGTCCATACAAGGACGTGCATTCTACTTTGAGACCTATCTGCCTGAATATGGTGCAATGTTCGATAAACTGCCCATATCGGCGTTCCTAGCACGTCCAGAGAAACCAGATCCTGATATGGACCTTGTGAATCTTCAGTTTTGGAATTGTATGGACTATGATTTCACTGTGATTGAAAAACAATTCGTATCACCGATGGAATGGGAAGTCAGAACAAGACACTTTGGCAACATCAAAGGCAGCTATATCTGCACTTTGGACAACTATCATGGAGATTTTAATCAAATTGATGCTTCGACAAGTGAGTTGCCTGATGAACATAAGTCATTTAATCTGATTGAGTTGAGAAATGGTCAGTTTTGTCTGTATCCAAATAACAGATGTCGCATCTATGACACTTCAATGACTCCTGAAAAACCCAAAATTCCCGATTTCAAGGTATCAACAAGTATTTTCCAGACTGAAAATGATACTAACTGGGGAAGACTTGGTGATTGTGATGATTATTTCTGGACAACACCTGATGAAAGACAAAAAGAATAGTCATATTCGGAAATGGATCCGCAATTTATCTAAAATTAGACCAGAATTGGGAAATTTTTCATTATGTCCCTTTGCTTCGACTGCTAATTTTCTGATTATTGAACAAAAATTGGATGAAATTGTCCCATATCCAGATTATGATGTGGTAATTAACATTGTAGAAGATTATCATGAGAGTGATTACCTTTACAATGCTGTTGACCACTACAATTTAAAGTATAAAGACTACAAATTCATTGCAGATCACGGTAAAACTGATACTTTTATCAACAAAATACAATCTAATAACGGAAAATATAATCTAGTTCTTTTTCAACCACGAAAAGATTTAACTGAGGCAAGAATAAAACTTGCAAAAACCAATTATTATGATTATTGGGATAAAGATTACCTTAAAGAAGTTCTTGAAGATGATTATGAAATCGTAAAACAAGAAATAAATAAAAAATAATGATTATGCACAACGATTTGAAAGCAGGATAGAAAAATCTTAAAGAATAAGGTATAAATAAATAAAAACTCCTTGTAAATGGCAATCCAAAGGATATCAAGAGCATTTAAAGACATTAGTTTGTCCTTTGATGCACATCCTGTCACCAAAGATCTACTAGTTCTAAAGAATGAAAACGCGATTCGTAGATCGGTGAGGAATATTGTGGAAACTATCCCAACAGAAAGGTTTTTTAATTCATTATTTGGATCTGAAGTTAGAGATAGTCTATTTGAATTTGTAGATTTTGGTACTGCATCAGCAATTCAAAATCAAATTTTAGTTTCACTTGAAAATTTTGAACCAAGAATTGGAAATGTAGAGGTAAATGTTTTTCCTCGTCCAGATCAAAATTCATTCAATGTAACTGTTATATTTGATATTATTGGTCAGGAGTTTCCAACTCAAGAATATTCGTTCCTATTAGAGGCAACAAGATAATATGCCTTTTACTAAGTATACAAATCTAGACTTTGATCAGATAAAGTCATCCATCAAAGATTATCTCCGTGCAAATTCTAATTTCACTGACTTTGATTTTGAAGGATCTAACTTTTCTGTCTTAATAGACACGCTAGCATATAACACATATATCACAGCATTCAACTCAAATATGATTGTGAATGAATCCTTCTTGGATTCTGCAACTCTCAGAGAGAATGTTGTATCATTGGCAAGAAATATTGGTTATGTGCCTCGCTCTAGAACCTCTGCAAGGGCACAAATCTCATTTTCGGTACAAAGACCTGATGGAGATTCATCCGCCCAGGTGACTCTTAGTAGAGGTCTTGTATGTACCGGAACTAGTTCTAACAGCAATTTTGTGTTTTCAATACCAGAAGACATTACCAGAAATTTTGTTGATGGGGTTGCAACTTTTGATAATATTGTAATCTATGAAGGAACATATTTAACAAAACAATTTTTATATGATGGATCTCTCGATCAAAAATTTATCCTTAATAACTCTTTTATAGACACTTCTACTCTTAAAGTATACATTAAAAAAGAAAATGATAGTGGTATAGGAATTGAATATTCTTTGGTTGATAATATTGTTAATGTAAAATCAAACTCTCAAATTTATCTTATACAGGAAGTGCAAGATGAAAAGTATCAATTACTTTTTGGGGATGGATTAATTGGAAAAAAACTTGGAACTGATAGAAATTCTGATGGCAACATCATAACGGCAAATTATATCGTATCAAATGGTTCTGATGGCAACGGAGTTAGTAATTTTTCTCTTGCTGGAAGTTTTTTAACCTCTGATGGAAACAATATTAATCCATCTACGATAACAATCACTACGAATCAGAAATCTCAAAATGGATCTGAGATAGAATCGATTGATTCCGTTAGATATTTTGCTCCAAAAATATATTCTGCACAATCAAGAGCAGTTACTGGCCGTGATTATGAAGCAATCATCAAAATGATCTACCCAGACACCGAATCTGTGGCGGTTGTTGGTGGGGAAGAGATGGAACCACCACAATTTGGAACTGTAAACATCAGTATAAAACCAAAAAATGGAACTTTTGTCTCAGATTTTAATAAATCTAGAATTTTATCACAATTAAAACAATATACAGTTTCTGGAATCAATCAAAAAATTACAGATTTGAAAATTCTTTATGTTGAAATTGATTCTTCCGTTTATTACGACTATTCTCGAATATCGACTGTCGAGACACTCAAAACAAATGTTCTTAATTCTCTAAATGAGTATTCAAACTCGGTAGATATTAATAAATTTGGTGGTAGATTCAAATATAGTAAAATTCAACAAATTATTGACAACACAAATACAGCAATAACTTCAAATATCACCAAAGTGAAAATTAGAAGGGATTTAAAGGCAGTAGTAAATCAATTTGCCCAGTATGAACTGTGTTATGGAAACAGATTCCATGTAAATAATAGTGGATATAATATTAAATCAACTGGTTTTAGAATTGCAAATGATTCCGATGTGGTTTATTTGACAGATATTCCCAATCTTGACGGAAGAACGGGAGTTTTATCAATTGTGAAACCACTCGATAGTCAAAATATAAAAGTTGTTGTAAAATCAGCAGGAACAGTTGATTATATGAAAGGTGAGATAAATCTTAATACAATAAAAATTGTTTCAACGGAACTCCAAAATAACATTATTGAAGTTCAGGCATTTCCAGAGTCAAATGATATAGTTGGACTTAAAGATTTGTATCTTAATTTTAACGTCTCTGCAAGTGCAATAAATATGGTGAAGGATGTTATTGCATCGGGAGATGAAATATCGGGAACGGTATTCAATAGAGATTTTTACACATCAAGTTATCTAAACGGAAATTTAATAAGAGAGTAATATGATAGAAACTGGATTTGAATCTAGAGTTAAGGTTCAACAACTTATCGATAGTCAGTTGCCCGAATTTGTTTTGGATGAAAATCCAAAATCGGTAGAATTTTTAAAGCAATATTATATTTCTCAAGAATATCAAGGTGGTCCAACTGATATTACAGATAATTTAGATCAATATCTAAAACTTGATAATTTAACACCTGAAGTAATAGTTGACACCACACGCACTACGTCAGGAATTACCTCTACGGACACTACAATCGCCGTAAACAGCACTAAAGGGTTTCCTAATGAATATGGTCTCTTTAAGATAAACAATGAAGTTATAACCTATACTGGCATAACTACAAATTCATTTACTGGTTGCCAACGTGGTTTTAGTGGCATCACTTCATATCATAGTGATTTGAATCAAGAAGAACTTGTATTTTTAGATTCTTCAAGAGAAGATCACTCAAAAGATGATGTAGTTCATAATTTAAGTTCTCTATTTTTAAAAGATTTTTATAAAAAATTAAAATTTACTTTTGCTCCGGGTTTAGAAGACGTTGATTTTGTCAAAGAATTAAATGCTGGAAACTTTATAAAAGAAGCAAAATCATTTTATCAGTCAAAAGGAACTGATGAATCATTTAGGATTTTGTTTAATGTTCTCTATGGTGCAACACCTAGAGTAGTTAATTTAGAAGAATATTTAATTAAACCATCTTCTTCAAATTATTTGAGAAGAGAAGTTGCTATTGCTGAAGTTATTAGTGGGGATCCATCAAAACTTGTTGGTCAAACGATAGTAAAATCTACTGATTCGGGAACAACTGCTGCGATATCAGAAATAGAACCATTTACAAGAGAAAATAAGCAATATTTTAAACTTTCTCTTTTTGTTGGATATGATGATTCTTCAACTATTGAAGGAACTTTTAATATAACTCCTAGTACAAAAAATATTGAAACTGTCGCTATTGGCGCATCAGTAATTACTGTTGATTCCACAATAGGTTTTGCACAAACTGGAATGGTTATATCTGGTATTAATAGTATCAGTTATACAGATAAAAGCATTAATCAATTTATTGGATGTACTGGAGTCGGTGCCACGATTTCTGCCGCAAGTAATGTAAGATCGGATGAAATTTATTTTGGATTTGAAAATGGAGACCCGGATAAAAAAGTTGAGATAAGATTGACCGGAGTGTTGTCAAAATTTGTCCAAATATCCGAAGAACTTAATGTTTCTGAAAATGATATTATTTCAGTAAAAAATATTGGAGATTTAATTGAGAATCCTACCACTGGAGAAAAAACAAATAAGGAAATTTTCGCCAACTCTTGGATTTACAATACTAGTTCAACTTTTGAAGTAGAAAGTTTTGGTAATAATTTAACATTAACCTTAAAAAGCGAAATTGATAAATCCAGTTTAAAAAAAGGTGATAGTGTTGAAATTATTCAAAAAGGTGGAAGTGATGATGGAAAAGTTGTATATCCAACATCATCTACTCCCACAACCGTAACTGACATCTCCTCAGACAACAAATCGATTAGTTTAAATAATTTTACATTTAATGCGGATAGTTCTGTAGATTATAGTTTGAGAAGAAAAATTAATAAAGTTAGTAGCGAATTTACTCCGATTGAATTTGGAAATGATGTAATTACCGGTGATGTGCAAAATGTTTATACTGATTTAGATGGAAAACATGCTTATGTTGCATCTAATTCTTTACCATCAAAAACACCGGGGATAACCACATCATTTACTTATGAAATAACTAAAAAAATTAACTCTGCTTCTATTGATTCTGAGACAAGTTTAGGTGATCGCAATAGTTCAAATAATTTTACAACTATAACTTTTGCAGATGATGCTCCATTCGTCACTGGAGATAGAGTTTTTTATAAACCAGATGGAGATCCTCTTGTTGGTTTAATTGAAGGATCTTACTTTGTAGAAATTTTACCAACCAATAAGAAAAAAATTAAGTTATACAATTCTAGAGTTTTTGTCGGAACAGAAAGTTACTTAACATTTTTAACTCCATCCTCTGGAATTGGAAAACATACTTTCACATTATTTGAACACAAATCTGGAGAAATTGCTCCACAAAAAATATTTAAAAAATTCCCCCTACCTCCCAATAACAAAAATGGAGTTAATGAATTAACTGAACCAGATAATTCAACTGGAATGTTGATTAATGGTGTAGAAATCATCAATTACAAATCTAATGATGTTGTATATTATGGTCCGTTAGAGTCGATAAGTGTTTTAAATGGTGGACGTGGATATGATGTAATCAATTTACCCAATCTAGTAGTTTCTGCTGGATTTGGATCCACGGCATTGTGTCGTCCAGTGATTCAAGGATCTATTGAAAGAATTGATGTTGATGTTTTAAATTTTGATATTGATTCTGTAGAGTCAGTAAAAATAACAGGTGGTAATGGTAGTGGTGCAAATCTTAACGCGATTGTTCAGAAAAGAGTTAGAGAAGTATTTTTTGACGCACAACTAACAGCAAATAATGGTGGAATTGATAATAATACAAATCAAATTACATTTTTAACTGATCATAATTTTATTAATGGTCAAGAGGTAGTGTATGATTCCAATGGAAATCAAGGAATAGGAGTTGGAATCGGAACTTCTTCTCTAGTTGATTCGGCAATTTATTATGCAAAGGTTGATAATAATACTACTATTCAATTATTTGAAAGTTTTGATGATTATTCTTCAAATACAAATGTTGTCGGACTGAGTACCCTTTACACGGCAGGTATTCATAAATTTAAAACTAATGATAAAACAAAAACCATATCTTCAATTGATGTCATCGATGGTGGAAGTGGATATACCAATAGAAAACTAATTGTTAAACCAAGTGGAATATCAACATCAAAAGATGTAATTAACTTTATAGATCATGGATTTAATGATGGTGATGTAGTTTTGTATTCCTCTGACGGAACACCAATTACCGGATTGACAACATCAACAGGGATCACAACTACATCTGTTCAATATAAAATTATAAAAATTGATAATGATTCTTTCAGAGTTGCAGATATTGGAGTTGGAGGAACATCTCCATCAAATTATGAAAGAAAAAATCATTCCAAATTGGAATCAACTGGAGTTGGATATCAAAATTTTGCATTTCCGGATATTGAAATTTCATTAGAATTTACTTCCACTGGATTGGGGACAGATACACAAAATAGATCAGTTGTAGCGACTCCTGTGGTGAGAGGATCATTAATTGATGCATATGTTTATGAAACTGGAACTGGATATGGATCTAGCACGATTAATCTTGAGAGAAAACCACTAATTACCATACAAACTGGTAGAGACGCTCAATTAAAACCCATTATAATTAATGGATCTATTGATTCTGTAAATGTTCAATTTGGAGGATTTGAATATTTTTCAGCTCCAGAATTAGAGGTATTTGATAATAGTGAATCTGGATCTGGGGCAATATTGCGACCAGTAATATCATCTCAAGGTAAGATTACAGATGTTAAAGTTATTAACGCTGGAATAGGATACTCTGCTGCTTCAACTGGAATCAAAGTTTCGCCTAAGGGATTTGGAGCAACATTCGATACAACTATTAGAAAATTAAGAGTAAATAATATCCATAAGTATGGAAATGAAATACTCAAAGAAAGGAACGATAAACTGCAATACAACATATGTGGATATTATGATGATTTAAGATCCACTTTTAATGAAAGTCAATCCAAAGTATCTGGGATAATTGGGTGGGCTTATGATGGAAATCCAATATATGGTCCATTTGGAAATTCGGATTCGTTTAACACTAGTTCAGATCCAGCTCGTTTAACTTCCGGATATGTAGAAAATTCATCTAGTGTGATTGATAGACCTGCAGGATTTAGTGCTGGATTTTTCGTTGAAGATTATGAATATACTAATTCTGGAGATTTGGATGTCCATAATGGAAAATTTGTAAAAACAACAGATTATCCAAAAGGAGTCTATGCATATTTTGCCACTATTGACAGTAGTGGGGACCCACAATTCCCATATTTTATTGGAAATACTTTTAGATCTAACACTTTAAATGAAAATAAAACTTTAGATCAAAAATTTGATTTTAAAAATTCTCAATTATTAAGAAACACTTTCCCGTATAGAGTATCCGATCCGTTTGCTGACAACGATTTTCTAATTGAAACTAATGAAATTTCAAGACAAAAAGCAGTTATTGAATCTGTAACAGAAGGTCCTATTGAAAAAATTAATATCATTAATCCTGGCACAGGGTTCAAAGTAAATGATGTTTTAAATTTTGATAGTGATGGCACTGATGGAGATGGAATTATTGCAAGAGTATCATCAATATCAGGAAAAAGTATTGATGATATACAAACTTCTGTAGAAACTTATGAAAATTCTATTTTCACTTGGAATGGAGGAAATGAAATAAAAGTTTCAATATTACCTCAACATAATCTGAGAGATAAAGAATATGTTACTATCTCAGGATTTAGTAGTTCTTTATCTGAATTGAATAGAAATTTTCAGATTGGAATCTCATCTTTCTATTCAAATCTTTCTTCATTAATAAAAGGATCGGATGCATCTCCAGGAGCAGCCACCACAGAAATATACGTGTCTCAAATACCAGATTCAGTTTCTGTTGGTAGCAGTGTTGGAATTGGTTCAGAAACTTTGCAGGTATTAAATATATTCCCCAATTTGAATATTCTCAGAGTTAAGAGAGGTTTGGTGGGAACTTCTCATACTGCCACAACAAAAATCTCATATATTCCAGATTCATTTACAATAACCAAAAATGTAGATTATTTTGAATCTGCGGTCAATGATAAAATATATTTTAATCCAAAAGAATCTGTTGGCGTTGGAACTACTGTTGGAATATCCAGTTCTATGACATTTATATTTGGAGATTCCTCTGTTACTAGAGAAATTCCAACTAAGAGGATTTATATTGAAAATCATCCATTTGCAACAAATCAACCAGTCAATTTAACTGTTCCTACAGGTGGAGCAATATCGATTTCAACTTCACCAACTGGAACACCATTTAATTTGCCAATATCCGGAGTCACTACTACAGTATACATTGTAAGAAAAACAATTAACTCAGTTGGCATTAAGACAGGAATTGGACCCGAATTTGATGAAGTATTTTTCCGCAATAATGGAAGTGATAGTGATGAATATCTATTTGAAAGTATAAAAACACAAATTAAATCCAGAGTCCAAAGAATAAATTCTGTTGTATCTATTTCTACCGTAGGTCTTTCAACTGTTGCGCCGGGTGCCACGTACCATAAGTTGTTGACAGGCGATACAATAAAATTAAACCTTCAACCAAAACTTATTTCTGGAATTGGAACAGATGCTTCAGTAATTGTAAAAAGAGATACTATCTCCAATAATATTTTAATAAATCCACTTACAATTGATCCATCAGGAATTAATACTACCACAAATCAAATAACAATACTATCACATGAATTAAAAACTGGAGATAAGGTTAGTTATGCAGCATCATTACCTGCTTCGGGATTGTCCACAGGTTCTTACTATGCATATAGAGTTAATGAAAATGTCATTCAATTGGCAGAAACTCTTAGTGATGCAAAATTAGATCCTCCAACTATTGTAAGTATTGGAAACACTGGAGGAGGAGAGCAAACAATTTCTCCAATCAATCCAAGAATTGCAATAACGAAAGATAATAGTGCAATTTTTGATTTGTCGGACTCCACATTATCTGGATATGATTTTAAAATTTATTATGATAATGAATTTAATAACGAATTTGTTTCTACAGGATCTACTAGTGGAATAACTATCGCAGGAGTTGGAACTATTGGAGTTAGTGCCAACGCTTCATTAACTATTAATTACAACACAGATCTTACCAATATACTACCTACAAGATTATATTATAATTTAGAGAAATCAGGTTACATTAGCACAGCAGACACTGAAGTTGAAAATTATTCTGAGATACTTTATATTGATAGTTCTTATAATTCTTCATATAAAATTTCTGGAGTAGGAGCAACTACATTTAATATTGCTCTTAATGAGGTTCCTGAAAGATTGTTCTATAAATCGAGTGAGTGTTCTTCTTTAGAATATACTACAGAATCATTAAGTGTAGAAGGTCCTATTAATAAAATCAACATTGTCTCTGGGGGATCTGGATATAAGAAGTTGCCGAATTTTGTTGGATCTTCAAATACGACAGCAAAAGATGCATCTTTAATTGCCAAATCTGGTTCAGTTGGGAATGCAAAGAGAGTTAGAATAATAAATCAAGGATTTGAATATTCTTCTGATAGAACACTGCAACCAAACGCAAACGTACCAGTTTTAGTTTCTACTAAAGATTCAAACACTATAGGAATTGTTACTGTTATTAGTGGTGGAAGAAATTACATAACTCCACCAAAACTCGTAGTTGTTAATACATCCTCAAAACAAAAAATTGATAATGGTATTATAGAAGCAAATCTTACCGGAAACTCTATAACTGAAGTTAAAATTATTCAAGAACCAAAGGGTCTTCCATCTGAGTCAGTAGGAATTTTTGCTGAGGAAAATACTAATGGAATCAGTATTCAAAAAATTTCCCAACAATCTGATACTAAGTTTATATGCAAATTGACTACACCAGTTCTTGGATTCTCCACAAGCGCGTTTAGCGTTGGGGAAGAAGTTTTTATTGAAGGGATTCAAAAAGTTGGTGCCGCAGGTTCAGGTTTTAATTCTGCAGACTATGGATATCAGTTTTTTGTCGTTGAGGAATATAAAAACTCATCTTTTATTGGAACCGTTACTCAAGATGAAGTAACAATCAATTTAAGTAGTTTAACAACTAATACAGGCACAGCAAAAACTGTTCAAGATTCTCTTGGGACGATTATAAAAAAATCTGATTATCCAACATTTGCTGTTAGTCAAAAAGAATCTAAATTCTCCATAGGAGAAAAATTAAATCTTAATGAATCTGTTGCAGATTTGCGAATAACTGGTATTGACGGCGATAATATAAAAATAACGGGTGATGTTTTTGGATTATCTCCAAATGATGTTCTTACGGGACAAACAAGTGGAAATATTGCTTCCATAGAAAATATTGTCAGAAATGAAGGAAGATTTGAAGTTGATTTCTCTAGTAAGAAAAATATTGGATGGGATGACAACATTGGAAAATTAAGTCTTGATGATCAAGTGATTCCTGATAATGATTATTATCAAAATCTTTCTTATACAATCAAAAGTCCTATTGAATGGAGAGAATTAAGGACTCCAGTCAATAGTCTTGTCCATACTAGTGGTCTTAAAAATTTTGCTGATGTTGGGATAGTATCAACTGCAAACATTGGAGTTGGTAATTCGGATAATTTAGTTATTGCTCGTGATTTAATTGAAGAACTTAGAGTAGATACAATTAATAATTTTGACAATGTGTTAGATATTGATGTTGTAGGATCTCAATCTAAATTTCTAAAATTAAAATCAAAAAAATTAACAGACTTTACTCTTTCCAAGAGTAACGTTGTATTAAAGATTGATGATATTTCCGGCCTATTTTCAAATGATGATAATGTCACTAATAATGAATTTGTTGATATTTTCAAATTTGTTGCTTCTGATTCTTATGATGATGTTTTAGTTAGAATAACTAATTCAGAAAATAGTGAAGTTCAATTAACAGAATTGACTATTATTAGCAATAATAGTGGAGATAATTTCTTATTGGAAAAAGGGGAAATTGCTAATATTGGATCATCTCCAACTTCAGTAATAGATGAAAATTACGGAACTTTTTCCGTCACCGATAGCAATTTCCTTAGATTTACTCCTAAAAATGCTAGTGATACTGATTATGATATTAAATATCTTAAAAATACTTTTGGTTCCTCTACATCTGGTGTAGGAACAACTTCAATTGGATTTATTGATCTAACTAATGTTGCTGGAGTTGTAACTTCCGGAGGTTCCGGTATAACAAGTTCTATTATTGGAGTTGCAACGGATAAATTTACATCACTGCATGTCAATACACAAATTATTCAATCTAATACTGATGAATTAAATTTTGTTGAGTTGTACATAACTCATGACGGAGAAAATACATTTCTTGCAGAATCATTTTTTGATACTGATGAAAATAGTTCTTCTTTCAATTTTATTGGATCTTTTGGTGCAAATATCAGTTCTGGTGTTCTCAATTTAAATTATACAAATGATACTGCAAATGATGTTCAGTTGAAATCAAGAATTATCGGATTTGGAACAACATCAGTAGGCACAGGAATTCACAGATTTATAACACCATCTCAACCAGAGGGTGCGGAAAGAAGTGCAGTAATTAGATCTGCGTATGAAACTACAGTTTCTGCTGCCGCGACGACAGTTATCAGTTTTGATAGGAATTTGTTTAATTCTGTTAAATCAGTGGTCGAAGTAAGTATGGGTTCGACAAAGGCAGTTCATAACGTATTGGCTTTACAGGATAATTCTTTTGACACATATGTTCAACAATCATCTTTCCTTTCTGCTGGAGGAATAGGTGTAACCGATGGAAGAAGTGGTATGGGAACATTTGGTGTAGAATACTCTGGAGAAAACTTTATATTGAAGTTCTATCCTGATGCAGCAATGACATCAAATCTGCAGGTTTCATCTCTCAATGAAATTCTATACACAGAAATAGACGTATTTAATACTGCCCCAGAACTTCAATATGGGGATAATATTCAATCACTTGAAATTAAACTTTATAATGCAAAAAATGGTAGTAGAATTAATAAAACTGATTTTGTTGCAAAAAATGAAGGCACTCCAATTTTTGCAAAATCTTTTAATCCAAAAAATTCCACTCAATTAGATCTTTCTACCGGAACATTCACTATACAGAATCACTTCTTTAGAACCGGTGAAGAGTTGTCATATACTCCAAAATCAACTTTTGTTGGAGTTGGATCAACTGCAATGACGTATGGCAGTGGCACCCCATTACCATCAATCGTATATGCTATTAGAGATAATGATGACGAATTCAAACTTGCCACAACTAGAGCAAATGCAGAAGCAGGTGTAAATGTATCTTTTGGATCCTCTGGTGAAGGAAATGCTCATGAATTGGCAATGTTATTGGGTAATGAAAAAACCATAATAACACTGGATGGAATTGGTCAATATCCGCTTAAATTTACTCCAATTGCACATACATTATCAGGAAATGCCGGTGGACAAATTGGAACAGCATCTACGATATTTGCTTTAAGTGGAATTTCCACAATAATTCCGACAGATCTTCTAAAAATTAATAATGAATTTATGAAGATTCAAAACATAGGTTTTGGAACTACTGCAGTTGGACCAATAACAGGAATTGGTCAATCAACTCTTGTTCAAGTTGAAAGAGGTGCAGTTGGATCTATATCAACATCTCATGCAGATGGAAGCGAAGTTAGAATTTTTAAAGGTTCTTATAATATTGTTGGTTCCAAAATACACTTTGTAAATCCTCCTAGAGGATCTTCTTCAATCGAAAGAGATAATAGAAACTTGGAACCAGAAACTTCTGATTTTACTGGAAGAGTATTTTTAAGAAATAATTATGACACCAATCAAATATATGATGATATTTCTGATCAATTTACTGGAATTGGAGCAACATTTACGCTAACTGTTGGTGGTGCAAATACCACAGGAATTGGAAGCACCGGGGGAAATGGAGTTCTGTTTATCAATGGAATTTTCCAAACACCTTCAACTTCTAATAATCCATTCAACAATTTTAAATTTGATGATGAAAGCACTGCAGGAATAACAAGCGTCATCTTTAGCGGAATAACCTCTGCAGACGGATCTCGCCAAATATCAGATATTGATGTTAATCAAAATCAACTTCCAAGAGGAGGAGTAATTGTTTCTCTAGGTTCTTCTGGTGGATTGGGATATGCACCTTTAGTTGGTGCTGCAGTGAGTGCTATAGTTGGTGCTGGTGGTTCCATAGCAGGATTTACTACAGCATTAACCGGAGGAACTTTTGGATCTGGATATAACGGATTAGTATCTATTGGAGTCAGCGTTCATGAGGATGGGCACACCGGTGCTGCTGCAGTGGTGTCAGCAACTGCTTTAGTTGGAGCTGGCGGAAGTTTATCCCTTACTGTAGTTGGAAATGGAGGATCTGGATATTCTAATCCTCAAATTATGGTTTCGGAACCAACTTATGAAGGTCTCGAAATAGAGGGAGTCTCAAGGTTGGGACTTGGAAACACTACATTAAGTGGCACAGGATTATTACTCGATATTGGAGTTGGTGCTGCAACCACTACAGGAATAGGGTCGGATACTTTTGAAGTTAATAGTTTTAGTATTGCAAGAAACGGATATGGATTTAGGGAAGGTGATGTTATTAGACCAGTTGGTTTAGTTACACACAGCACTCTATCTTCAACAACCTCCGAATTGTTATTAACAGTTGAACGAGTATTTGATGATTCCTTTGCTTGTTGGCAATTTGGAGAATTTGATTTTATTGACTCAATTGCAAATTTCCAAGATGGAATAAGAACTAGATTCCCACTGTTCTATAATGAGGAACTCATAAGTTTCGAAAAACAGGAAGGAAGTAGAGTAAATCTTTCTAATGCATTATTAATAGTCATTAATGGAATTATTCAAGATCCTGGAGTAGCATACTTATTTGAAGGTGGAACATCATTTAGTTTTACTGATCCTCCTCAAATTGAAGATAGAGTTGATATTTTCTTCTATAGAGGTACTAGAAACGATGATGATCAATTAGTTACAAGTATAAATCAAACGATTAAACGAGGTGATAGTGTAAGAGTTTATAAAAATAATGCAATTGATGGAACTATAACTCAAAATAGCAGAACTGTGTTTGATTTATCATTCTCTGATAAATTTGAAACAAATCTGTATAGCGGAGTTGGAATAGACCAAAACAATTTCAAACCAATGTCTTGGACAAAACAAAAAGTTGACACCGTTATTAACGGTGAAATTGTTCAAAAAGATAGAGATTCTATTGAAGCACTAGTTTTTCCAACAGCAAAGATTATTAATACTATTGAAACTACTGATAGTGAAATATTTGTCGAAGATGCTGATTTATTTGATTACAATTCGGAAACAGAATTGTCTGGTTTAATTGTATCTGGTTCTGCAGATCCAATATCGGCTGCTGCAACAGCAGTGGTTTCTACTGCTGGAACAATTTCATCATATATTGTCTCTGGCGGTAGTGGGTATACTGCAGTGCCCACAGTCTCTGTTCTTGCTCCTCCAGAAATTGGAGTAGGAGTAGGAACCACTGCTACTGCAACTGCCACCATATCCAATGGGGCCGTAACTGCAATTACGGTCAATAACCCAGGATTAGGATATACAATTGCTCCAAATGTAATTATTTCTCTTCCTAATCCCACTGTCGAAACAGTATCTAGTATTGATGTGATTCAAGGATTCTCTGGAATTGTCACTGGAATTAGCACCGTCAATGCTCAAGGAATTGGAACTTTAGCAATTCAATTTAACTTGCATAGATTTGATGCAACAAATTACACTGATTTAAATATTGGATATCCAATTTATATTTTTGACACTCAAGTTGGAAATGGTGTAACCTCAGTTGCAAATAATGATTTATCCATAGTTGGTGTGGGCACAACATTTGTTGATAATATATACTTTATTCAGGAACTTTCTTCTGTTGGTGCTGCGGGTTCAATTGTTTGTTATGTGGATTCTGGAACATCAATAGTTGGTGTTGCAACTACATCAAACTCTAACAATCCTGTGGGTAAATTCTCTTGGGGTAGACTTGCGGGAATTTCTAGAGCAACTTCTCCAGTTTCTATAGCAGTTACTGGAAATGTGGTTGATGTCGGACTGACAACCTTCCCAACTATTCAAAGAAGAGGTGTTGGTCTGAGAGATAGTGGTGCTCTTCCTAAAAGGTTATAATAAAATCTTCCAACCCTTATAAATATCTAAAAAACTATTAATATGGCTGCGGTAGTAACAGATCAATTTAGAATATCCAATGCAAATAATTTTGTAGACTCGGTGTCCAATACGAGTAACTCTTATTATGTTTTTCTGGGATTACCAAATCCTTCCAATCCAGTTTCTGGTTTTGGTAGAACTACTTCGGACAACGAATGGAGTACTAATACTCCAGTTCCCATAGATAATTTACAATTTAACTCCCATTTTAGGGACACTGCTCTATTTGGAAAAAAAGTAACAACTTCCAATGTTAGAAGATTAATAAGAAAAGTTTCTTGGTCTAGTAATACACGTTATGATATGTATAGGCATGACTATAGTATCATAAATCCTGCTCCAAACTCAAATTTAAGTAGATTATATGATTCAAATTATTATGTAATAAATAGCGATTTTAGAGTTTATATTTGTATTGATAATGGTTCATCAGGAACAAATTTAACTGGAAATGTATCTAAGGATGAACCAACTTTTACAGACCTAGAACCAACGGCAGCTGGAACTAGTGGAGATGGATATGTTTGGAAATATCTATTTTCAGTCGCTCCGAGTGACATTATAAAATTTGATTCAACTGAATATGTTGTTGTTCCAAATGATTGGGCGACTTCAACTGACAGTCAAATTTTAAGTGTTAGAGAAGCTGGAGATTCTGACATAAATTTGAATCAAATTAAAAAGGTATATATTGCTAATGGTGGATCTAATTATAGTTCGGGAGTAGTAAATATTAATGGGGATGGAACTGGTGCTAAAGTATCAATTGAAGTGGATTCTGCAGGAACAATAACTTCTGCTGTTATGACTGCTGGTGGAAGTGGATATACTTATGGTATTGTTGATCTTGGTTCACTTCAACCATCAGGAACTTTGTCAGACCCAGCAAAATTAATTCCCATTATTCCACCATCTAAAGGTCATGGGTATGACATTTATACTGAATTAGGAACTGATAAGGTATTGGTTTATGCTAGATTTGATGACTCCACAAGAGATTTTCCAGTTGATACGAGATTTACTCAAGTAGGCATTATAAAAAATCCACAACAATTTTCGTCCACGGCAATTTATACTGCCAGTGATTATTCATCTTTATTCTCATTGAAACTCAATTCAGTCACCTCCACTCCGGTTGTTGGTGCTGCAATTTCACAATCGGTTTCTGGAGGTGCTGCCAAGGGATATGTTGCATCATATGATTCTGAAACTAGAGTTTTAAAATATTTTCAAGATAGATCTTTATATTTTGGAAATTCTAAAGATGAAACTGATAGCAGTGATGTTAGTTCCTCAAGTAAGTTGCTTTCTTTTGAATCATCATCAGCGAATATTTCTCCATTTACTGGATCTATTGATACAGGATTCTCTGGAATTAAAACCACAGTAAACACCAAAGAAATTGATTTGGGAGTAACTTTTACAGATGGACTTGCAAATCCAGAGATAAATAAAAAGACAGGGGAAATTATTTACATTGATAATAGACCTCTCATACAGAGAGACTCTCGCCAAAAAGAAGACGTTAAAATCATTCTGGAATTCTAAAGAAAATGTCACAAAAAACAAATTTAAATATTAATCCATATTATGATGATTATAATTCTGAAAAGAATTTTTATAAAGTTTTATTTAAACCAGGATTTCCAGTTCAAGCGAGAGAACTGACAACGTTACAGTCCCTCTTACAGGGGCAGGTAGAGTCTTTTGGTAGTCATATTTTTAAGGAAGGATCTGTAGTAGTTCCTGGAAATATTTCTTATGATAGTCAATTCTACTCTGTAAAATTAAACGCAACCAGTTCAGGAATAGATGTTGCATTATATATTGAGAACTTCGTAAATAAAAAAATAGTAGGATCTGCATCAGGAACTACTGCCAAAATTCAACGTGTTGAATTTGCTGATGACAATAATTTTGAATTTTTAACTATCTACGTCAAATATCTAGATTCTGATAATGATTTTGAATTTACACCATTTGAAGATGGAGAATCTTTATCTTGTGTAGACAACGTAACCTATGGTAATACTACGATTACTGCAGGTACAGAATTTGCATCTTTGATTGCGTCTGATGCAACTGCTATTGGTTCTGCAGCTTCTATTGGGAAGGGAATTTATTTTATTAGAGGTTATTTTGTTAATGTTTCAAAACAAACTATACTTTTAGATAATTATACTAATACTCCATCATATAGAGTTGGTTTAAAAATTGATGAGTTAATTGTTGGGTCCAAAGACGATGAGTCTTTATTTGACAATGCAAAGGGATTTACAAATTTTGCTGCACCTGGTGCTGATAGATTTAAAATAAATTTAACCCTTACTAAAAAATTAATATCTGATACTAATGACACCGACTTTGTTGAACTTTTAAGACTGAAAAATGGTAAAATTCAAAAAATTACCACAAAAACGCAATATAATCAAATTCGCGATTATATGGCAGAAAGAACGTATGATGAGTCTGGTGATTACGCTGTAGAACCATTTGATCCATCAGTTCATAACTCATTAAATAATAGACTGGGCAATAATGGTCTTTTCTTCTCTAATGAATTAACAGAGCAAAGAAATGTGCCATCTGAAGATTTGATGTGCTTTAAAATATCACCCGGAAAAGCGTATGTGAGAGGATATGATGTAGAAAAAGTTTCGACCACAATAATTGATGTAGAAAAACCAAGAGATACTCAAAAAGAATCTAATGTAACTATTCCATTTGAAATGGGTAATTTACTCAGAGTAAATAATGTTACTGGTGTTCCACAAAATAAAGCAACAATTCAATTACTGAATAGAAAAAAAGGTGATACTGAGTCGGTGATAGGAGACGCAAGAGTATATACATTTAATCTTACTGATGCCGCATATTCTGGAGCAGCAACAAAGTATGATTTGAGATTATATGATGTTCAAACATATACCAAAATAACTTTAAATAAGGATGTAGATGCCACTGACATGCCTGATGGATCATACATTAAAGGCAAGAGTAGTGGTGCTAGTGGATATCTTGTTGATGCTGGTGGCGGAACAGAATTCATCAACTTGAGAGGGACATCTGGTTCTTTT